GGGTCGCTTACATCCGCCAAGGATGGGATTGCTTTCAATAGCGACGGCAGCATCGGCTTGAATTACAACAATAATACGTTGGCTTTGATCAGTAAAAAAGACGTTCTGTTCAATCTCAACGGCACTAAAATCGGTTCAAACGCATCAACCGGCGTCGTTCCTGCGGCTAGCTGCTTGGTTCCGCAAAACGCCGTTAGTTCGGACGGCGGCTTAGCTACTGATTCTCAAGGGAATTTCGGTATCAATGTCGATCCATATTATTTTAGAGTGGACAGCAAAGGTCGATTGCAGCCCAAGCATTCGGTCGGCTATATCGACGCTTCAAAGGGCTTTTCCGGCACCTACAATATCACCGAAGTCAACGACGTATGGATCATCAAGCACATCCCGTCCTACCAGTCGTTTACGATGAGTCTTAACACGGGCCAGTCTACGCGTGACCGCTTCAATTTCCACATCGAAATCATATTTCCTAGCGTAGCACCTTGGAAAATAGCGTTTTGGGATAATGGCTTTAATTCGTACAACGCGACTATCGAAGCGGAAGGTTTGCAAGTGGTTAATCCTCTGGCAGAAAACGGCTACATCGTGCTACCTACCGGTATAGATTCGCAACCGGGCACACCACGCGTGTTCGCTATGGACTTGTATAGAGTCCCGGACAGTCTGAGCGAATGGGTAATAGCGCGTTGGAGTTACGACCTTACTACGCTAAGTTAAGGAGTTTGTGATGGCCTATATTGAAGATCCGAATGCAGTCTATACCATTAACGGTATCGGTCAAGAAGAACATGACGCACCGGTTACACCTAATCTCATCGGAGCGTGGTCCGCTAACGCAGCACTTAAAGCGTCGGAAGGTTTGACGAATGCTTTTGAAGCGCTTGATGGTTTCGATTTGAAAGTCGAAAACGTCGAAGCGAACAACTATATTGCACAGACAGAAACAACTAGTGCTCTGTCGACCGCTGCTTCATTAAAAAGCACCGCGCAAACCAACACAACCAACTTGCAGAATTTGACGCCCAACGTGTTAAGCGTTTCTACGGCAGCAAGTTCGTTATTCAGCAACACTCAAGCGCTATCAACCAGTATTTCAACGGGTGTTTCCACAACCCAAGGAAAAATCCCGGCGTTACAGACTGCTTACGCAAACAACAATTCAAACATTTCTATCAACGACGGCCTGATATCGTCCGTAAGCTCGACTATATCAACTTCAGCGGGAACTATCACTCAGTTGCAAACATCAGCAACTAACTTGGACAGTTCTCTTAGTACGGCTATTGTCGATGAAAGCGGGAAAGTCAAAAAATCTGGCGATACCATAAACGGAAATTTGTCTGTTACTTCAACGGGTATCAAAGGTCCTACTCCAAGCAGTTTCAGTTTTGCTGTCGGTAAAAGCGTCGGTACTGATTCATCGAATAACGGCGTAGACATCCTGACTTTTACTTCCGCAGCAAGTGTCAATGGAAATTTGATCAACAGCACCAAGGCCAAAAACGATCAGAAATTTGTAGCGCAACGAGATATAGGCAACGGCTTGACCGTACAGAGCGGTCAAGTGGTCCTGAATCTAGGAGCGACATTCAGAGTAGATGATAGCCTGATTAAAAAGACCGACCAAATTTCTGTCTACAACACGGATGCCCTTTACTCACAAAAAGGAAAACGCACCCCGGTTACTAGATATGTAATGGGATCAGTCACGTATTATCTGGATTTGAACGAATTCGAGTTACCTAAGAAGGACGACGACAATTTCGTAGACACCGTTACGTTCGATTTTATCGTCACGCCGCAAGGCTCCAATTACGGTTTGTCGATATACAGTTCTGTTGGAGTGAAAGGATTTTTAGCTCCCGACAGTGTGGTTAATAACTATACCCTAACCCTCGGGGATTCGTCTAAAACCTACAGTTACAACGTCGATTGCTATTACGACGCAGTGAATGACGTGTGGTTTGTAGGCGCGTTGAAATACAAACAAGCACTCGGCTAAACCCAAGAGAGTCGGGTTTGTAGATTCTCATCCTCATGTAAGGAGAAGTACGATGCCTTTGGCTACTACTGGTAATCCATCCGTAGGCGACACACTGGTTCTAACGCAAGCTGGCCAAAAACCAACTCCGGGACAGTTGGTTGAAGGTCAGTTGGCGATTAACGTCGCCGATAATACGATGTACACGAAAGACATCGATGATTCGATCGATCAACTCAACAGTTTTAACGATCCGTATGCAGTTTATCAAGTAAACGGCAAACTTCCGCAAGGCACGGATCAGGCTGTGACCCTTGCTGCATCAGACGTAAATGCAGCGCCACTAGTGAACAACTTGGTGCCGCTTTCCTATCTGCCTTTGCAGGCTAACGGTTCGTTCCGCTATGTGGGTCAATGGGACGCTTCTACCAACACCCCGGCCTTGGGGCAAAAGCCTGCGTCTAACACTATCGGCAACTTCTATGTTGTATCTGCCGATGGTACGCAGTTCGGTATTAGCTGGAAAAAAGGCGATTTGATTGTCGCAGCAGGCGCGACAAGCGGCGCGGCTAACGATAATTCATGGCAACGTCAAAAGACGCGCTCGGATGTTGAATCTGTCAACGGTGTAACGGCGGACGAGACGACAGGCGACGTTACCGTGAACGTCGGCGTTACGTCGGTAGACCTGCAATCCGGCGATACGTCAGTTCTGAAAATCTCAGGCGGTCCTATCACCTCGACAGGGACGTTGACGATCGGTTTTGAAACAATTCCCGCCGGTCAATTCTTGGCAGGAAAGGGCGACAACGAACCGCAATTCCGCGCGCTTGTTTCAGATGACGTTCCGACAATCGATGAAGGCACTTACGCCTAATTAGGAGTATATGAAATGAGTAACATTGTACTTCATTTGCGCAACAACACGCCCAATAAAGCACCACAGGCGTCTGATCTGAAAGCGGGCCAAATTGCGATCAACACGGCGGACGGCGATTTTTACACGCTTGACGCCACGGGCGCTGTACAGAAAGTGGCATCGTCACGACTGACCGCAGGCGTTAGCGTACAAGGCACTGGCACAGCCGCTGCGGCAACCGGCACAAATAGCGTAGCGATCGGTTTCGGTTCAGAAGCTACCGATCCAGATACGGTATCAGTAGGGAAAGCCGGGGCGCTTCGCCGTATTGTGAACGTGTCAGCAGGCACCGCCAATACGGATGTCGCAGTGGTAGGTCAAATTCGCGTGCCGGGGCGTACATATGCACCGGTCATTAACGCAAAGTCTGACGGCGCTGTAGTGACAATCGATCCGACCAAATCAGTCATGTACGTCGATAACGAGCAGCAGCCGCCTGCTAGTGGCGACGCTGATCGTTGGACCACGGTTTTACAGTTTCCAACTGACCCCACTGTTTGGGCAGACGGTCAAATTATCACGATCGTGTATACGAATAATTTGACGTTCACAAAATTTGATCCAAGTTCGGTTTATGACTTCCCGAACATTCCCTTTGTGGACCCGTCTACAAATAAAGCCCGTTTGGGTGCTTTGTACTTCACGCTGCAATTTGTCAAAGGCGTAAGTCCTGCCAAACCTGCATTTTGGGCGATTGGCTGATCTAGTAACGAGCTAGCAGTATAGCGGCCGGATATCCGGCCGCTTTTGGGGGAAAGTATATGGATGCAACACAAACATTTGCTATTGCCAAGACGGGCACGCTTAAGTCCGTAGGAATCCAATGTCCACCGATATTCACCGTTTCGGGTTCGCCTGTCACGGAAAACGGCGTAATCAATATTGAACTTGCGCCGCAAACAAAAAACGTGGTATTTGCCGGTCCGTCATCGGGCACCGATGCAGCACCGGCATTTCGTGCGTTGGTTCCTAACGATGTACCGAAGCTGACCGAAGCACAACTACCGGATACCCTTGATGAAGGTACATTTTAACAGGATCGAATTATGAAACTGCTGCATTTACGGTCCAGTACTCCGGGCAGCGTTCCGACACCTGCTCAAATAGAAGAAGGCCAAATCGCCATTAACGACGCTGATGGTAAGCTGTTTATCAAGAAAAACGATGGTTCCGTGATGGCTGTTGCATCCGGTGGTGAGGCAACGAATCCCGCATGGCCCGCGCCATATGACAGCGGCGGCACACAATATACCCCCGGAAGCGCATCCGAAGTCGCCACACGCGATTTGGTTCGAGAAGTAGCGACTGATATTATCATACCTGTAACGGCCGTCGGCTCAAAAAGCGTGCATCTTACTACCGACGACATAGCCAAAAAAGTCATCGTACTAACCGGCACCCTTAGCGACCCTTCAAAACCATTTATTCTCGGACTGCCCCCGGGCGGCGAATGGATCATTTGCAATCAGGCGCAAGGCTCTGCCCATATTTTCGTAACTAATGATGGAATCGTCACAGACGCCGAGGTTCTAAGTAATCCAAATATTGGCGGGGTCCTTATTCTGGAACCTACAGTCAGTACATCAGTAGCAACGTCGGCTGATAATATTTACGTCGGATCGGGCGGCTTTATCGGAACTTTGATGCAGCCGATTCCATTGGAAGGTGGTAACTTTTCGCTGAATGCAAACCAGATGCTGTATCAAGTCATAGCACTGGTTGACAATCCGCTCGGGACAACCACGAATGAGGTAGACGTGAAATTGCCGATGGGTTCCACCGGTATTTTTACGTTCTACAATCAATTGGCGCAATCCAGTAACGTTCCCGTGACTATTAACGGCGCGCGGATGGGGCAGTTCGACCTCTATCCGGGTGTTGCTACGACATTCATGCATGACTCTACAGGGATACTTACACAAATCGTAAGTAACCTTGGAACCATGGCTTATCAACAGGCCAGTTCTGTCAATATTACAGGCGGTATGATCACTGGACTGAATAATCTAGGTTCATCGTTTGCCGCGATCAGCATCCTAGATACCAAAATCATACGGTTGATTGAAAGTGAAGGGGGTATCAACTATTACGATTTCACCAGTAGCGGCGGCAACGTGAACGTTGATTTCACGGTAGGTCAGCATGTTATCAATACTCCGGACGCAAATACGCCTGTAAAGCTGCAATTCAACAGCAACCCCAACGGTGACGGTTACGTAGTTCATTTCGTATTCAACGGCGGTGCAAAGTTTTCATTAGAAAATACGTTTGGCTTTAATTTCGTTGGATGGAATCCTGCTGCTTTGACCGATGTGCCGGATGGGTTTGATATTTCCTTGGTTTATAGAACGACAAATAAAACTCTTTACCGGATGTGATAAACAGAGGCCCGCAATTGCGGGCCTAATTTATTCTATAGTACGAATTCAATCAGATGTCGAAAAACCGCTGAATCCATTTAGCAGATTTATCCGTACTGCTCATCCACACAATTTGATTATACAAGCACTCACTTCGAGCGCTTTTTAGACTTATTGAACGGGGTTATACATGGATAGCGCGGATTTCGCACAACAATGGATTGATGACTTGAACGATCAAGCGGTTTCTAAAACGCTGCGCAATAAAGGTAAAGCATTGCTATACAGTGGTTATTGCTATTATTGCTACGAAGAAGTTCATTCGCCGCACATTTTCTGCAACAATGAATGTCGCGATGATTGGGAAAAAGAACAGCGCATGAAAAAGATTAATGGTTCAGCTTGAATCTCCATGTAGCCTCATTCAGATGAGGAAATTATGCCAATCGAGAAATATACGTTATCGGCGACGCCGCATTTGATAGTCGACACACAAGCACGGGTCGATCAGGTCACACCTGTCGTTTTCGAAGATAACACATCAATTTATCAGGCCGGACAAACGCTCAGTCAGATACTGATTCTGCAACCCGGCAAACAATACTCGCCGCAAGTCGGTTTTAGCTCTTTAGTAATGTCGACAAGTGCTCCGGTTCAGCTTGTTGGTGCACGTGGTTCAAATCCGGCATATATCAATCAGATTGTCAATAAACAAATCGCCATTGACGATCAGGTCGATTTTTTCAGTTTGACCAACCCGAGTCTGACCGAGGCAATCACGATTCGCTTCACGGCTATTGTGTATATAGGCGCGCCGTTGCCATCGTATACTATCGTCACATCGTTGAATGGCCTGACCGGCGCGCTTCAACTTCTGCCGGGAACGGGCATTTCGATTGACAACGCGAATGCACCGATCACTATCTCGAATACCGGTGTTTTGACAATCAACGGCCAGTCCGGCGATATTACACTAAATGCCAACAATCTTCCTGATCTGGCAAAGGTCGCAATTACTGGCAACTACAACGATCTACTGAACAAACCGTCGCCCTATCAACTTCCGATCGCCACGGCAAGCACACTAGGCGGTGTCATGATCGGTTCAGGTATCGATATCGATGGCGTAACCGGTCAGATTTCGGTCAACCCGACCGTGATTCCGGTAAAAAGTGTAAACGGTCAAGTCGGCGATGTGGTTATTCAGGCTGCGGATAACGGTGACTCGACCACGGTTTCGTTGATTACTGACAACGGCGCGTCCACCGGCACTTTGCGCTTCAACCGCTTGAAAGTGAGTGGTCCAACACTCACGGCATCGGCGTCAAACGGTATATTGACGATTACGTCGTCATCGCCCGATGCACCGGTTCTGACTGTAGATGGTCAAGCGCCGGATGTACAGGGCAATATCACCATTAAAGCGCAGGACGCCAACACGGCAAGCGGCTCATCGCTAATTGTTAACGACGGATCAACGTCCGGCATCATCACGACACGTCGCATTGTCGCTGGCACGAATATCAATATCGTGCCTGACAGCAACGATAATTTGTTGATCGAGAACATTCAGCAACCCTACGCATTACCAATCGCTTCGTCAAGCCAGCTTGGCGGTGTGAAAATTGGTTCGAATATCTCGGTTTCGGGTGACGGTACAATTTCAGTCGACACGCCTTATACGTTGCCTGTAGCAAGTGACAGCGTACTTGGCGGTGTCAAGATCGGGGCCAATGTAAGTGTCACAGCAGACGGCACGATTTCAGTGGCCGCACCTTATACATTGCCGATTGCAGATGGAAGCACGCTAGGCGGCGTTAAACTTGGCACAGGAATCGTAGGTTCTGCGGACGGCACGATTAGTGTCGAAACTTTCACATTAGCGCCTGCCACCGATAATGTGCTAGGTGGTGTGAAAATCGGTGCAAACGTAAATGTTACTTCTGACGGTACAATCTCGGTCGCCGCACCGTACGTATTGCCGCAAGCAAGTTCATCGACTCTTGGCGGTGTAAAGATCGGTTCTAATGTCAACGTAGCGGCCGATGGCACGATTTCGGTCGCTGCTCCATACGCGCTACCAACTGCGTCAGGAACGACATTAGGCGGCGTCAAAATTGGCTCGGGAATATCCATTGCGGGCGATGGTACGATTTCAGTTTCATCCTATGCTTTGCCGGTCGCGACTGATACCGTCCTCGGCGGTGTGAAGATTGGTGCGAATGTCAATGTGACTGCTGACGGTACGATTTCTGTTGAAGCTCCGTACGTATTGCCTGTCGCATCGAGCAGTACGCTTGGAGGGGTTAAAATCGGGGCGAATATTCAAACCGATAGCAGCGGCACGATTTCAGTTGCAGCCCCGTACGTATTGCCAATAGCGTCGAGCAGCACACTCGGCGGTGTGAAAATTGGCAGCGGGATTACAGTTACAGCGGACGGCACGATCAGCGCGAGCAATCAATATACGCTACCAACTGCAACCGCAAGTGTTCTAGGCGGCGTCAAGATCGGTGCTAACGTAAACGTAACGTCAGACGGTACAATCAGCGTAGCGGCTCCGTACGTCCTTCCTAGAGCTACAAATTCGTCGCTAGGCGGCATCATTATCGGCACCGGCTTTACAACCGATCCGAATGGCACGCTCAATGCAATTCCCGCGCCGGTCCAGTCCGTAAACACCCAAACAGGTGCGGTCGAAATTAAGGCATTACCGGCTGATAATTCGAGCGGCTATCCGCTTATCGTGGATGACGGGCATACCTCCGGCACAATGACGTTCCGTAACATTGCTGCGGGCACGAACGTGACCATTACACAGGATGGTTACGGTAATTACGTGATCAATAGCACCGGGAATGTAACTTCTGTCAACGGCAAAACCGGTGCCGTTACGATCCAAGCACAAGATAATAATGGTTCGACCGGTACGTCGCTGATTGCCGATAACGGAGCAGTAAGCGGCACGATCAAGCTGTTACGTCTGGTCCCCGGCAGCAATATGACGCTGATGCCGGATAGCTCAGGTAATCTGGTGTTTAACACTGCCAGTTCCGGAATTAAGACTGTCAATGGACAAGGACCCGATAACAACGGGAACGTGAACGTTACGCCGTACAATACCGGAAGCGGGGTTGCAATCATTTCGGCAACCGATGCAAGCGGGCGGACGAGTTTTAAAGGTATTTCGCCCGGTTCTAACATTTCGGTGCAAGATGCAGGAAATGCGATTCAAATCAACGCGGTTAATCTGCTGAAAACCGTTAATGGAATAAGCCCTGATCCAAGTGGAAACGTCAATGTCACATTGCCCGGTTTACGTTTTGAGTTCGGAAACAGTGCGCAAGACAACGGGGGCTTGGGTTTGGACAAAGGCAACTATTATCAGGCCGATTCCAATAAAGGCGGTTGGGCAACGTTCGGCAACCTAACGATGACTCCACAAACTGACGGTAGCTTTATCGTGCCTAGCGGCCTGTATATCGTTACGTTCGGAGCGAAAATTATTGTGGATGATCCGGGCGATAACTATGCCCTTCCTGCGCAGGTGGTCGCTTCCTGTAACGATACCGTAGCCTATGGCTTTCCGGGAATCTATCAGGACGGCGTACAGATATTCCCGGATTATCCGGTAATCGCTGCTTCCGCAAGCGGCCCTACCTATACAGGTGCAATCGGCTATATCGCGGGTAGCGGTACAGTATCGATGGGAACAGGTCCCGGTTTTATTGCTTTCTCAAAGGTTCTAGGTACAAAAAATAATATCCCATTGAGACTTCAAGGCTACTGTACCATGATCAAGATCAGCTAAGGAGGACAGGTGAGTTATCCGAACATTAATGAACCGCCATCACCGGTTGTTGGAGATTGCAACGATTGCATTATCTCGTTGCCTGACCAACCGTTGTCGTCTATGCATTATTCGATGACGATTTCGCAAGGCTACAATTTGGTACTCAAAAACGCCGGAACTGTAAATGGTACTTATGCCTCGAACAATCTCGGCGCTGAATCAGTTACTCTGCCTCCGGACGGTCGATTTACGTTGGCACAATCTTTGACTTCATTAGCCATCGGAGTTGATCATCCGGTGATGGTAAGTTTAGGTTCCAACGGTACGATGATCACGTTTTCCATCAATAAAATGTTTTTCATTGATCAAGAATTCGACTCGTTGACGATCATTAATCCAGCACCTAATACAATACCGACTAGCCCGTCAGTGAAGGTCGTTTTGTTTTTTACACTGAAATAAAAAACGGTCCCTAGACTTCAAAAATCTAGGGACCGTTTTTATTTGACAAGCGAACTAGCTTTCAACCGTTGATCAAAAGTGATGTGAAAATCAACGTTCGCTAGATATTCATTTCGACTGTGCAACCATAAACGCGTAGCAGCATTCATTTTGACATTCTTGCCGAGCGTTAAATGCGCGTTGTACTCCGGAAACGAATGGGTCAGCCCTTCGTTAATTAATTGGTCATGAATCGTATCAAGATCAGGGCTATCCAGCAACGCGACGACAATTTTGTCGCCTTTATGGTCGTCCCAAACTGCCAAACTGTCGACGCGAGCCTGACAGGGGTGATCGTGGGGAATCATGATATTGAACGGTAGTTCACCCTTATGATAGAGAACTGTCGTGTGATACTCCGTCGAATTCTCCGTCTTAAACGGTGCGCCTGCCATCAATTTCTGAATCTTCAAAATCGATTGCTCGTCCGGATCGACCCAAATGTAGAGGCCACCAAGCGGATTCGCATCGCGGATTTCATTGTACAGAATGCTTGCTGTTAGCATGACAGCCCCTCACATTTCAACTTGTCAATATCCACAAATCAAATTTTGGCAAATCATCAATCGATTTGGCGTTTTGGATTTGATTGACTTCTTTTTGATATTGTCCCAAAACCTGCGCGTACTGTTTGTAATAGGCTTGGCTTTTATCAATAATTTTTTGCGCAAGCTCTTTCACATCCACATTACGGATTTCTGCCAAGGCATGAAGCAACACAGAATCCGTCGCACCTTTGAGGACGTTTTGCGCATCTGCTAACTGAATTGCCCAAGAGTCGCTTTCGCCGTCCGAATAAGGACGTTTTAGACTGTTGACCTGTGAACTAAATATTTCCCCTACATGCTTCAATATACGCGATTGGAGTTCGCTTAGCTCTGCGTTTCGCACGTCAATACCGCGAACCCATCCGAAACCATCCCAATACATCAAAAACCCTTCATTCGTTTCAGGTGGTTGCCATTGAGTCGCGCTTTCAGGAACTTCATCGGCTTCCACTGTTTTGCCAAGATGAGCATAAAAAGTGGAACATCCTGCTGTTACCGGTTCGTAAATATAATATTCCATGACATTCGATCAAAATGGCAATTGAAGAGAGAATACGTCCATATTCTTGATCTGACCCGGCTGATAACCCCACGGATAGGTATACATATTGATGGTTGCGCCCGGGGGAACAATCGTTGTAACAGCAGCCTGCTTAGCCGAATCGTGGTTATTTGCACGTTGTTCTTGCGTCCGCACTCCATTTATCGTTAAAACGAGTGCGATCGGATTATCAGGAGCGGAGCCGCAAGTAGCTGCATACATGACTGAAAATCCGGTATTGTTTGTTTCAGTAAAAGTACCGGTGCCCGAAGCACGTGTAACCCATTGTCCAGTATTGCCCCGGCTATTAGAGTCTGTAATTGTGATCCATGGACCCCAATTTGTATCGCCATTCAATGTGCATCTGTATTGCATTTTATTCGGCGGGTTATATGGAATCAACAATTGTGTCATTGCATCTGGCACATTTGTATGATAAATCGTCGCATTGTTAGTCGGAGCCGGTGGGTAAAGAGGATAGCCATTCGGAATACCATACATTTCGCCGATAACCGAATAGACACCGGAGGGCAATGCCTGAGCACCTTCTGCACTCAGATTGTCCCCGCTTCCTAGCACGCGCCCTGTATTCTGAGAAGGCGCGTGCAACATACCTGCTGCTGCTAGAACACCTGCGCCTGCCACATACAAGCCGTTTCCTGCTGTCGCTAAACCCGGTACTCCCGGTTGTGCTGGCGGAATCGAGGGTGGATTAACAATCTGACTATAAAGAATTGCTCGACCGCTCAAATAGTCAGCGTAAATGTGCACTGCTTCGCCCGGATTTGGTCGAATAGGTAGCGGGTAGTTATTATATGTTCCATCATTCGTGCAGTTCAGATTCAGGCGTAGGTTATTGCCGTTTTGCGCGATATTTGCTACTGAACGCCAAAACCCTGCTTGGGTGCTGACTAATAACGATCGATTGTTAAAGTCATATCGATTTGGATTGAATTGCGCTACTTGCACTTCAATCCATGTAGTATCAGCCGCTTGAACAATGAATTGCGGACCGCTAGGAACAACATTTACAGCGCCCCAAATCTCTTCATATGCCCCGTAAACTAAACTGCGATGATTATCGTTCGCTGTACTGACAAGCGAACTTTCGCCACGGCTACTTAATTCACGCACATTGTAAATCTGCACGTCAGGATCAGCCGAAAGCGACGGCGGATAAATATCTGACCATTGATAAATATCAAGTACCGTGGGCGAGCCATTCGCCGTGTCGATTTTGAAAATCGCTACAGACTGTTGCAGCTTGATCAGACAGTTCAGCGTATATGACGAAATAACGTTCGTGCCAAGAGACGAAAACTTGGTTTGTGGTGATTGGAAAACCGCAATCGCGAACAGATAAGGTGTTCCCGTTTGATCTTCTGCGAACAAGCCGACTTCACCAAATTCCCACGGACCGGCTTCTGGTGGAATTTCGCAAATGATATTTGTCGTATTGTTGCCGATATAGCGATAGGTTGTAGGTCTAGCCCAACCGGACGGATTTGGATCACCGCCGTACAGAATCTGGCCGCGTAATTCGGTTTGATTCACATCAGGTGTATACCCATAAGCGCTGCCGATTTCAAACTTCACGATGTGAATATACGGCCCTTCTGGTTTTGCACGGCTCGCTGCTTCCAAACCAACGTTGGTGATCAGCAGCATTGGAGTTGTGGTATCGTTTGCCATAATCTCGATTAATACAGGCGACTATTCAGGAAATTCAGCGTTTGACCGTTCGCAGTTTTGTTGAGGTTGAAGATGTAATTAATCAACCCATAACCCGGATCAAACGAAAGCGGAAAGGTTGCTAGATTGGTAGCCGAGCCGACGACAGTCTGTGCGAGCGCATCAGACCACGAACACATAATGAAGCCGCTGCCTGTCGATGAGTTCGCAGTCGTCGTTTGCAGATTGAGGATCGATTGATTGTTACCCGCATAATCATTGAAAAACTTGATAAAATACTGACGCGCAGCCTGCTGTGCAGCAGTTGGCGCGTTTGCCGCATTCATCAATTTCCCGTTAATCTGAAATTGCGAACAGAATTCATAGAATTTTGTAAACGATCGTGCATGACTTCCCATTAGACCAAAGTACGCATTGATATCGGTCATATTGACAATGACACCCGCAATCGATACAAAACCCTGATCACCCACAGAAGTGTTTCGAATAAAATCGACATAGCCACCATAGAGCGCCATAGCAGGATTTGTCGGCGCTGCCGGTAACTGAACTGTGACACCTTGCAAATATAGATTGCCGCCGCTGCGATTAATACCGCCTATTTTCCATTGGCCGTTTACCTGACTGACCTGTGGCTGAATCACGGGCCGTTGTAAATCCGATATGTTCCACGGATTACATCCCGGACCCTGCGTTCCGCTGTTCCAGTTGCCATACTTCGGATCGCCGTAAAAGGTAATCGTCAAGTCGCTGTTCGTATTCAGATTGAAATCGCCTGAAACTGGATAGGCTTGATTAGCTTTTAACGCAAGAGTGACACCTGAACCCGCGTAGCGGTTATATGGAAACGCCCCCATCAAAAACTGAAATGCCCGGTCGATCGTCTTGAACGGGCTGCCGGACGATGTTCCCTGATTTGAATCGTTTCCTGCGACGCTATCTACATAGACTGCTAACCCATTCTGATTTCCGACATACAGGCCGTCAGAAAATCGCTGAATGATATTGCCGCCTGATGCTGAAATCGGAACAGCAGTCGGGGGAACGGTCGCGTCCGCATCCATCGGACGGTGCACATTTTGCGTGCTATCGTAAAATACAGGATTTTGAGTTGCCATGTCTAAGCATTCCAATAAGGTGTCAAATAACCGGTCGCATCAAGATCGAGCCAGCCATCGGGATTCACCAACAAATAGGCACGTTGCGCTCCGACGATATTGGTCGTGATATTTGGCACAGTTGTGCGCACGGGCTGCGTCGAGAAACCCGGAATACGCGCGGTCGATCGTGAGCTACCCGGCACGGGCAACCACGTATTCGGCCCGTGAATCACGTAGTAGCCGCTCGTCTGACCATTCAATGAAGCACCGCCCATTAACGTCGTCGGCAATTCCTGACCGGTCTTAATCGATATGTCCGCTTCGCCATATACCGGGAAACGCTTGCCGTCCTTCATGATCCATGCAGTAGGCAACGCGAGCAAATAGGGCGTTCCTTGCGGAGTCTGCGACATATAGGCGGAAGTCGTGATTTCAGGTTCAGTATCGTAAGTATCCGGTGGACTCGCTCCATATTGAGCAAAGTTCGAGATTACGATTCCTTCACGCATCCACATGCCCACCGCGACGATTTCAGCATCAGTACGTGCGAATGTTGGATCGTCAGTAATCCACAGGTTGTATACGAGATTGATCGATTCCAGTACGAGATTGTAATTTGCAATTTCGTAGAAGAAGTTGATCAACGATTGCATATCGATATTTTTCAGACCGCCCGCAGCATTAATGCGCACATGAGTCGTCGGATACCAAGTTCCGCCTTCCCAAATAGGCGTTCCAATCGAACTGCTACCTGCCGGAACAAAGGTCTTGTAATCCTCTGTCCAAAGTTTGATCACTTCCAAACTGGTAGATAGACAATAATTGATGAAATCGATAAAAGCTTGCGTACCTTTGCCGAACCAGTACATACCAACCCATCGCGCGATTTGCTGATAGCTATCGTCAGAAATAATACCCGCGCTGCGTAACTTCATCCCTAGCATATTTACTTGTTTAACAAGCAATTCGCGCTCGGGTTGTGACCATGCTTCGAATGGAATCAGTACACTTTTCGCGATTTGATTTGATTCCAATGTAGGATTCGTTACCCACATATTTCGAAGATCGCCGAGAATTTCAGTTTTTATATCGACAAGTGGTTCGAACACATTATCGATAGCTTCCGCGAATTCTCGAAAATAATCATTCACGTACAGATAAGGCGGCAACAAAATATCGCGCGGAATCCGATAGCCAAGGCGCAGCGCTTCTTTTACATCTGTTGTCGGCCAGTCCTGCGTATAGACATATTGCGTTGCCATTTCTCATCCATTTGATAGACGTGAAGGGTCTTGTGAATCAAAACGTTGCTGACGCTCGGCGAAATAGACATTCACAATAGGATCACCTTGCAGTTTGTTATATCTAATCGGCACCTTTGCGAGGGACGAGTCAAGTTGTCCGGTAGGGGTAATAGACCCATCATCTGTCCATGTATTTTGTGTTGCCGGAACGTCAATTAATTTACCGATCTTACTTTGATGCGTGGTCTGATCGATTCCGGCTTGACGGCCCCAAATTGTGTATGTAGAAGCATTCCAGACCTTCGGCCACGTAAGAGTAATTGACGCCACATTTCGCACGTCAGTTACATTCGGAAAAATCCAATTGACCGGCGTTCCTGTTTCCCCCGTATCAAGGGTAGTAGAAATGCCATACGCATAAACACCTGCCGCGAGAGAACCGCCATCATGAATCTCGGCATGCGGTATTGGACTTTCTGGCGCAGTAACGATCATCGGACCGCCCGGTTGCGCTACTTCCACATAAGAAATCAAGCCCGGGCTGCTCCTAAATGCAGCTTCGATCAAATCCGATTCGTAGAAATTCGTCATTAAAATGCCCGGACGTGCCGAAAACATCGTTTGAATTGCTTTTACAACGTTTGCTTGTACCTGCGTGGGAACAGCCGAGTTAAAAATGTATACATTTAACTCCACCGTTCGTAAAATCGGAATCGGTTCTACCCACAGTGGGTAGGTACTGTACATTGTAACTTTTTGGAAATAATCCAAAAATTCCTGTATCTGATCAGGAAGCCACGGGGAAGCCGTCAAAGCAGCTACTCGAATTACGTTCATCCAACGATAATCGGATGGATCGATTTCGCGTTGCGCCTGCGTAATCACGTCTACAATGCCGGGATATGTTGCAAGCGTTGCAAGATATTGCGATTTCGTAACAGCCGATTGATATGTGCCGAAACCGCCGGACGCGATATTCTTGTATGCAATGACCGGGTTATCGTTTGCGCCACCTGTCGGGTTGGATGTAGCAGTCCCAACGATCAATGGAAAGCCTGTGACCGTGACCGGCTTTCCATTCGTCAGGATGTTATTACCCGATGCGCCTTTGCTAACAGGATACGTGATAATGACGGTATCATTGACACCCGGAATCGATCCAAATTGCGGAATCGCGCCAAACTGCGCGTTGTTGCCGCCATAATTACCAAATTGAATCAATAGACGACCATCGCTCATTGTTAAATCGGCGTAGCCCGGAAGGCCGTCGAACGCCCACAGCCCACCGTAAGCCTTCGGAATCATCGTCCCGTTAATTTGCACAATCACGTCACGATCGCTAATGACAAAACTATCCTGAGACGAAACGAATGTCTGGCGTTCCGTACCAAGACCATTCATTTGATAGGAATAAACTTTTCCCTCGTAAAGCGTGACATTATTGTCAGTATTTGCTTGCAGCGACAATTCTTCGCGGTTAAAGAAATAATTTCCGGCACACGAAAACTGCGTTAACGGGGGCAAGCTGATATCAGCGGGCGTTGTTAGCGTGACGGGAATTCCAGCAGGCAGATAACGCGCCATGCGCAAACCCTGCATCGATGTAATCGAGCGGATCGCGCTATCAGATTGGGCGGTTTCCGCGAATGCATCCTCTGCTTCCCGGATGATACGACCTTGTGCGAATGCGCCCACCGACGAAATCAGTTCGACCAGTGTTTCACTCGTTTGTGTCGTGAGATTGCCTTTCCATGTTGGACGCGTTTGCAAAAACGCCTGAAATTGCTGTACGAACTGATCGACATCCGCTGTCAAGTCGGATAGCACCAAAATGTTATCTGCCATGATTAACCTGTTGTTTTGACAATATTGAACGCGATCGCAGCAGGCTTAGCATCCAAATTCAAAGAATATGCAATGCGCACTTCGTAACCCGGAAGTTGCTCGTTGACTCGTACATACGAGTTTCCTTGATCAACGGTAATACGCGGTTCCCATCGAGCTATTGCTTGCAGAAACGACGTACGCATTTTTCGTGCTGTCGAATTATCGAGCGGTTCCTGCAGGAATTGATAAAGCAACGTACCGTATTCCGGCTGAAATATTCGTCCTCTTGCACCGATTGCGCAGTTCAGAAGATTGAACAAAGAATTATTGATTGCTTGTACGTCCGGTAAACGATCAGGATTCGCGTCAATCGTAAATCGAGAATTCACGTCGATCCATGTCGCATTTGAAATGTCTGTTTGATATTGCGTCAGGATAGCCATTTATTTACCTTTTATTCAGAATTACATTGACGCGATTTTATGTTATATAATATTTAATTTATTTTATACATAGCAATCGCTAAAACAACATTTGGAAATTTTTCAGTTCCATCAGAAGCTAAAATACGATCATTTACTACATATGAAATTCCTGCTAATCCCGCTTGGGGATATATAATACAATCCGGATTGTTATAACGTTTATTGAACAGTGGAATGATTGTTGAATATTTCATTACATCTAAATTATTTTGAATATTTGTATAAGATAATAAATAAGTATCTACAAAAGCAGTTAAACCAAAGGGGTCATTATTTTTCTCACGCCAATATAAACCCGCAGGCTGTGTTCCAAATAAATTTTTCGTAATATAGGCATTATTATAAGGAAAAGTAGGAGGTAATTGAGTCACATCATCATAAACCATCACCGTAAAAGGTGTAGCCATATTAAAAGAAATAGTTCCGGGACGGCTAATATTCATTGTAACCATTTCGAGAGACATGATTTTTCCTTAGATAAAAAATTAAATTTGTTGAATGGGAACACTTGTTTCTTCTCGATTACCATCATCATAATAAACGTGTTTATGGCTATCATAAATCGTACGCATATTTCCAACAGTTTTTGTGTTGCCTGAATTCGTCAAGTCAGTAATATCGCCGCCCGCTGCGATTGTCGAATCGGTTTTCACCGGGCCGTTGAACTGATGTTGCGATGCTGTATAGGTAGCTGTTCCGGAGGCGTTTACATTGAACGACGCGCAATTGATGTTCACATTGCCTGTAACCTGAAACGTTAGCGAACCTGCAACGTTTGTCGTATCGTTTCCTTTGATGACCTTTACAACATTCCCGGAACCGTCATAAGCAACTGAATCACCTGACTGATGCGTGAACGTCCATGCACCACTGTTCATATCAATTTGCAACGAATTGCCAGCCGGGTCGACAAACCCCCATCGGCTCGGCACGTTGAACCAAGGATGTGCATTAGGGGCTGTTAGCAAAGGCGTATAAAGCGCTTTATTTTCGTCGCCGCCCTGTAGCTCGACCTTAATCACCGATCCCACTTGCGGGAAACCATAGACGCCATATGGGCCTTTCGGACCTTTTCCAAAACCAAACGGCGAGTCTTTTAGCGCACCAATAAACGGCACCTCGCCTTCGTGTGTGTTATATAGGCCATCTACTTGAGCCTGCACGCGTCCGATACCAACTGTGTCGTTGTTTGCCGTGACAGTTCCGATGTAGTATTTCTGGCCGTAATTTTCAGAATGTTGGATAGAATCATTCGGAGTATTGAATGGCATTTTCTTATCCCTTGGAGTATTGGCTGTTCATACCTTGACGCGTGCCGAGAATCTTTTCGGAATACTGCGCACCTGTCACCGCAATCGCACGACCGACTGTCGTATACGTACCCGCATATGCAGCGTCTTGCTTGTTCACTTCCTCATCGACCGAAAACACAAACGTATCGAACAGCGTCAACGTAGTCGGTGAGAACAGCAAAAATTCCACATCAAGCGAATACGAATTACCAATACGCAAGTTTTGATACAACGCACGTTCGTAATTAGGATGAGTATTTCCTACGTCAATTCCTCCGTAGGATTGATAACCTCGTCCGATCTTCTCTTTAATCTCAGTGTTATACAGCGGCGCGGTCACATCGACTTGCAATGTCACACTGTCGTATGACGTGCTTGGTTTTTCTGTCATGATCGACTGATCATAACGAGCATTCTGATAGCCTGTCATTTTATTTGGCAGACCGGATTTTGCATGCGGCTGATAATCCATTGCCGCAATTTTGCCGTCAACCATCTGCCCTAAAATGATTGTTTGCTGAGGCGCAGCAAGTTGCGTAACATCGCGATAAAGCATCGTTCCATCCGGATTGATACCGAGTTCCATATACGACGTTTCCGATGCAAATCCACGCTGTTTGATCATGTGCGCAAATTCGCCGTACGTACGATTGCGAGGCAACCACAGTTGCGAATCGCTTGTTTTCGTTCCGCTGTATGTCATTCCGCACGTCTGTGCAATCTGCGCGAGCACATCGTCCGACGTTCCGCGAATCCCGCCTACGGCCGTTCCCATCCAATACTTCGGAAAATCTAAGTAACCGTCCATGTCATACTGGAAACCTTGGCCGTTGAACGTCTTAGTACTGTTGAATTTACGGAAATTGAATGTAGCAGACTGCAATCCGTAGGGTTTAATCACGATACGAATCGGAACACCGTCAGGCAGACTGGTTTTATCCAATGCATGCAAACCGTCGAAAAGCCCCATGCGAAAGGTGGGAAGGATTGCACGCGTTGTCCAAGCAATGTGCAAATAGTTCAACGTGTTGACATTATCGAGCGGAAATTCTATATCGTTGATAAATACAGAAATTTCAATTCGATTGGTTACGTGATAGCCCACGATTCACCTCAAATCGTCAAAGTGCCTGATTTGTTCGCAGCCTGTTTCGACAGGTACGCCACAATATCGGAACGACTCGGCACATTGATAATAATGCCTACGGCAACCTCTGATAGTGGATCAGAGATACCGTTGTAAGCCATCAAACCGCGCCAGAATGACGTATCGCCATAGAACTTATACGACAATCCCGGCAGATTTGCTAAATCAACCGCTGTCAAGCGATATTGCGTAATCGGTTGTGCAGAAAAGCGAATGTTTTTATACGCTGAGCGAAACAGGTCGTAGTTCTTGCCGGTGCTATCTAAGGGCGTGTAATTCGACCAGTTGAAATCACCCGTATATCCGGGAAATGGGGGCATTTTTACCTCACATGTTTCCAATTTACGCTACGCACAATTGATCCAATAGTTGTACGGGCAAGTCCAAACCGTTCGCCTATTTCCTTTTGTGAAAGACCCTGTTTATATAGACGTTTTATTTCTGGAACGTCTTTTTCTGTAATTTTCGCACGCTTGTTTTCTGAACCTTTAAAAATTGCGTTACGGCCACGACAGACCATATCATCTACGTTATCTTGATACGTTCCCCATCTGAGATTATCGACACGATTATTTGTCGGATCGTCATCTGAATGTAAAACACAGGGATAATTATGTGGATTCGGAATATATTTTTCAGCAACTAATCTATGAACATACTTTGTAAATTCTTCATTATTTCGCCATAACGAAACAAATAGATGGCCTTTCTTCGTTTTACGGGGTTTAAGAATTCGCGCTTTAACAAGACGACGAAATGGCTTCCCTAGTTTTGTAATTCCTTCCACATAACGTTCACGCGATTTTATTGTACCGTCATAACAAATTTCATATTCCGGCCAAGCGTCAAACGGCATAATTCATTCTCCTTACAAATGGAAGCCCCAATCGCGGCCGATTGATGCTACTGCGCCCTCAACCGTCGAGAAGTTGTACGTCGGTTTGCCATACGGATTCACGAACAGCGAATCTAAATCTTCCTGAGCCAGCATAAACAGCGGCTTGAATGCAATCGTAACCCGCACGTGATGCGGCCAACCGGTTTGAGCATCGAAGTTTGACGCGTATGTTTGGGAGATACGCGTGATCACAACCGAATCAAAGTGCAGATAATTTCCGATATCGATCGTGATTTTATTGCGCACTTTCGAGTTCCAATACGCTGCTGTTCCCATGCCCGGATTCTGTGTATTACTGGACTTCGGAATTGTGTTGTTCGCTCCGTCCGTCACTTGCTGAGTTGTATCAGTCAGTGATCCCGGTTTCGGCGTCGTGCCAAGAATGTTATGGAACACCTCTGTTGCCAGATTACGGACCGCGCCTAATGTGGTTGACGCAAACTCGCCAACGACACCACCTGCGCTCGACACTGCGGTTCCAAACTCTTGCAGCGCTTGGGTCAAATCAAGCTGAGGACCGGGACTGCCAAGAAATCCATACTTATTCGTGCTGACAGTTGGCATTACCAGTTTCAGCAGATTAACGATTGGATCGCGCACGTCTGCAATCGGATCACTTTCGGTATGAAAATCAAGCTGAAAAGATAGTTCTGAATCCGTGTTCCCTGCCCAAAGTTGCGCCGTTAACGCTTGCGATGCCAGACGCGTGCCGGTCATTGCCGCCGCAATATTCATCACTGTATTGTTGACAAATCCTTGCGGCAACATCTGTTCATATGTTGCGCCTACGTCGAATTCAAACGAATCCGGCATAGGCGCTTCAACGATGATGTTTGTATCCGCTTGGTGGATCGTTACGATGTAATTTCCATTTGCCATACTGATTCCCTTAGACGCTCATCGCGTACAATCGGCCGCGCGAATCTTTGGTAAACAACCGGTCTTGACTCTTACCGGTAGGAATACCGATCGTCGTGTTGGTTAACGCAGCTTCTTTTTGTTGATTCTGTGGAGTTACAGCTTGTGTCACAATACCTTCTTTCATTGGAGCCGGTGCCGTCTCCGTCACGGTCATGCCGAGTCTGCGTGCCCGTTCCTGTTGCAGCGTGGCAATCATTGTCGCTGCTGAAATATG